TCATCGGCACATAATGGCACTACTTGACTTTTCCTATTTTTATTTCAAATTCCTTTTTGCAGTTACGGCCCTTACACTTAATCCAAACGCCCTTGCATTTTGCGTCAGGGTCAACTCTTAAAGGCATCACATAACCGCAGTACGGACACTTAATTTTATCCACGATCATCACCGTTACGGCCTTTCTGCCAGGGTGTGCAGTGCAACAGCGATTTTTGCAAGCCCATCTTGGAATTGCTTTTTTCTTTCTTCCTCTGACAGATTAAGCTTGTACAGCTGCTTTAGCTTGATTAACTGCCGGCGTTCCTCTGCATTGTATTTTGTTGGTTTGGGGAGGGGGCGGGAACGTATTGAAATGATCTGCATGATCTTCGTATCATCAGACAAACCGTTAAATAACGCCGTAAAGCTCCACCAATGAAGGTTTTTGTCAGCGCCAAGCAGATCGAGATGGTAGCACTGCATAAAGGAAGAATAGACGGCCCATGCGTCTTGATTAAAATCGAAATACTTTTCTCCTCCGGCTTTTTTATCTGACACGTCAATAAATTCCTTGAAGATCAGATTAAAAAGAGCCGCTTTTTTGTCAGGCTTCAGGATTTTCAGAAATAATTTTGATTTTACTAAAAGCCATAAGCAGGCCTCGGCCTTTTCAAAATCTGTCAAAAGCGTGTCGGAGAACACTTGATAGCATTTCAGCACTGTTCGAAAAGAGGTATTTAAACGCACGGGCACAAACTTATATTTGACCCTCTTTTTCAGAGGGGAATACAGTCTCATTTCCACGCTCTCCGCTTAAATGCTTGTTTTCTTTGACGGGCAACCTCCTGAAATTTAGGTACGAGAACGTTTTGAATATACGGGAAAAGATTGTAGGCCATCTGCTGAAAATCATCGGAATAAAATTCAATGATTTTTTTGGCGTTCTCGTCTCCGAATAAAAGGCAGAACACATCAACAACGGCTTTCCCAATATCTTCAACAATCTTTAGGTCTCCGGGGTTACTGTTGGAACGCTTTTGCAGATCCACGAACCGAACTTGGAGTTCCCGGTATTTCTTTACCAGCTCGGGACGAATATCAATTTTAATTTTTAGGATCTCACTGGTTCCATCGTTCTTTTGCAGCTCGATTTCATCGGTAAAAAGAGCGTTTTGTCTAAGCGTATACATCAGGATATCCTCCTTATAAAAAATAGAAGGGGGAGGATAAACCGCCCCCTTGTGTTATTTAGGCCGCCGGCGTGATCGTGGGCTTTCCGTCGAAACGGATTTCCACAGAAATCGCGCTGTCATCGGTACTGGCACCGGACCATTCTGAATATTGCAGAAGGTGCAGTCACAGGTAATAGTGACCTCTTTGCTTTGAGCGTCGGTATACTTCAGCTGGAAAGAAGACTGCCGGTCGGTATCCAGTCCGTATTTCTTACTGAAAATGTAATCCTGAGCCTGATCGCCAACAACGCGCTTCCCAGTGAGCGTAAACGCCGGGGCCATTCCCGTCACGTGGTTTTTCGCGAATCCCTTGTCCGATAAGAAAAAGTATTGCTGAACAACCTCGTTCAAAGCCTCCGTGATATTGTCAAATCCCTCGGCTAGTTCGGCATAAGTCCAGGTGCCGGGCGGATCCGATCCCTGGGATACACCGATAGAAGCGGTCAGGTTGTACATTGTAAGCAAGCCGTAAGCTGCCATATTAATTCCCCCTTAGATAAAATTTGACTTCAAGGCTGGAGCCATAAAGCCATTGGTTGTTTTCTTCGCGCCCTAAATAGACGGGTGCGGCTGTGGTTTCTATATTTGTGATTTGGAAGTGGTCTGCGGAGGGGTAGTCCTTCCGCATATTCAAAAACGTGTGAAGGTTTCCAAGCGTGTCCGCCGCAAGCTCTTGATCAGAATTTTTGCAGTTTAAAACCGCCGACATGGAGACGGCGGCTTTTTTATCAAGAAATGTATTTAAGTTCCCGGATCCCCACGCGATGGAAATACCGTTTTTAGGAGGCATAGGTCCTATCACAATTTTTGAATACAGCTCCGTTTGCTCCGCAAGATCAATAACTGCGGTTAAAACATCGTCGTATACGCTCACTTTTTGCTCATTCCCTTCGAAAAGGCGTTCTGCGCTACTTGATCCAGTTCCTTTTTGTAGGTGTTTACACCTTTTTTAACCCATTGGAGGGAGGCATTTTGATTCTTGTCCTTTGACGGGGTTCCGGTGTAATACCGCCGTTTCGCGTAAGGAGTGTCCCAAATAGCTAATCCGTCCTGTGGCCTGCTGGCAATCAAGGCGCTGTCCTTTAATGTGCCTTGATCTTCCGGAACAAAAACATTTCCGTATTCAATGACAGATTCTGTAACAGCCGGGATCATCATAGAATTTCCCGCCTTAATTTTTGCTTGAATGGCGGCCATGTTTCGCGTAATTTTAACTGACATTACACCAACCCCAATTCTACGTGATGGACGCGGGTCGCGGGGACATCGGGAACCGGGTCAACCGTCAGCACTTCATATTCGCCGTATTTCTGACCCTGCGAGTTAAATACTTCGCACCGGAGAGGCTTTCCGGCCTTTTGGGAATGTTCCGCCAGAGAATCATAATCCAGGGCGGGCCTTGAAAGCCTGGCGTCAATGAACAGCGTAGAGCGCAGCACGACCTCGGTGTTTTCCTTTGTTTTTTTCACTTCGTTGGTGTTCTGAAGATGCACACGGGAGACCTCATAGTCCTGCCATACGGGCTTTTGCCACGCGTCCATTCCCGTGCAAACCTTAATAATTGCTAAATCCCCCAAAAGGGATTGAGGAATCGGTCTGAGCATACATGCACACCTCTTTCCATCAACGGAGTTTGTTCAAGCAAGGAAAGCGCGAAAGGGCTGACCATCAGAGCGCCGGGCTTTGTGGTTGTACTGGACAATGCGCCGCCCGATACTGAAACCTTTCCCACCGTAAAAGACTGGCCGGCCTGGCCCGTCAGCACGGTTTCCAGTCCGATTTGTGTGAAGTATAGCACTTGTGCCGCGGCAGCCTTTTGAACCAGCGTTTGAAGTATAGACGGGAGGGCGGAGATTCCCCCGCCCTTCGACAATTCTATATCGCGTAATACTGTCGATCATATCAGACGCAAGTCCGGCGTACACAGGAAACTCCTCTTCAGAAATCGGGCATGTACCATAAAGATCAAGATACTGCTGATATGTGATGTACGCCATAAGCCCACCTCTTGATTAGGAGCCTACGACAGCCAGCGCGGAGCCGGTGGCAGTGGCGATATTTCCCTTGGTCGTATTAACCAGCGCAACGGTTACGGTATCGCCGGATTTTGTGGTAAAGCTCGCTCCGTTAGTAACATCGGTCCAGTCTGTAAGAGCCTGGCCATAAGTCACGCTTACCGCTCCGTCTGTATTGGTTTTAGCAACATACTTCATGCCGTACGGAGCCGGAGCCAATCCATTGATGACAGTATGAGTACTGTCGGCGCCTGCGGAAGTGGTAATATTCAAGGTGCCTAAAGCCGGGTTGGAAGCCATATTTACAAAGATGCCGGGAAGCCTCTGGTTCAAGGCAAACACATCGTAGTAGTAACGCTCGTAATAGAGCCATTTTCCTTTGCTCTGAGCGGTAGGCGCGGACATCATGGAGGTTTCATAGACAACAGGTGCGGCGATTGCAATGGGGTCGAACATCAATAGATTGATTTGCTTCGCCCCTGTGGCAGAGGCCCAGCCCTCGGTAAAATCGTAAGCGCTCATCATGATATCTTTGGGGACCTCCATAATGACAACGCCGTCAAGCTTACCGACATTTCGGTCAATGTTGCGGATACCAGTATCAGCCTCCACAAAACGAGTGATGCCGGCAGCCTCTTTCAGAAGCTTATAGGTATCCGGTGTCATTTTGGCGCGGATACGGTCACGGGGTACACGCTGATTCACCATATACGCCAGGTAGGTATCCCAGGTTTCCAGAATGTTATCAGCGGTTAGGCTTGTATCGTCCACACCTCCGAAGCCGCTCGCCGCCTGAGCCAACGCAGAAGCCGCGTAAGCGTCCATTTCCGGCACTTTCTGGAATTCGTTGAACGTCTTTGTGATATTGGCAATATTGACGATCGGATCCTCTTGGATATCCATAGGATCCGCCAGGGTGTCCCATTCCCGATCCATTCTCATGGTAAGAATCTGCTCGGAGGTGTTGAAATTGCGATTAAAAGTTCCGGTAATCTGATCGCGGTTTACCGCTCTTGCGCCGCTGGTGGTCATGCTTTGAACAGCCACAGCTTTCCCGCTGACCGGCTTATAGGTGGCGCTGTTCGGGCTTCCGTAGAGGTCAGAGAAATAAGACCAATACGGATAAGCGTTTGCCATTGCCTTAGAGTATTCGGTCGCGTAGTTTAATTCTAACTGTGTAAATGCCATAATAATTTTCCTTTCTTATTTCTTGTTCAGGCCCCACACATCTTCAAAGGTTGATCCGGTTTTTCCGCTCGGCATCTGTCCTTTGACCTCTGCTCCGAATTGTGGGGAAGAGGGTGGCGGTGCAGGTTCTGTCGGGTTAAAATATTCTTCGTATTTTTCCGCGACTGTTTTTAACTGCTCGGCGATTGCGGGAGCGTTTTCCCCGCGTTCGAGCATCTTATAGACAGTTTCACGGAATTTGGGCTTCACCGACGAAAAATCATCACCGCCTAAAGCGCGAAGCATGTCGCGCTCCTCCGCTACGGCCTTATATTCGTCGGTTTCTTTGACCTTCACATTTTGCAGAGCATTTTTTTGAGCATCTGCCAGCGCCAGGTCAATTTTTTCCTGTAATTCTGATTTCGGGATAAAGTCCGACATGCTGGTACCGTGCAACGCCATAACTTTATCAACCTGTTCCTCGCTGAGACCAAGAGCTCCTAGTGATCTTCTTGTAAATGCCATAAAATACATTCCTTTCTTTAACGCCTAAGAACGACAGGCGGATTGCATCGCAGTTTAACGCCGTGCTGCGGGGGCGAAATGGGTATAAAAATAGCGCCCCGCAATAACTGCAAGACGCTTTTTTATAGTTAGTTTTGGTCATACCCGTTGTTAGCGATATCCTCTGCCTCCTGTACGATTTGATCAGCATTAGCCAATACACTTCCATATATTGCGTCGGCTTGAATATTTGCCGCCATTACCGCTTTATCCGCAAAAGTGCAATTATGATACCCGGTGATTACTTCACCGTTTGTTTTATCGATTGCTGCAATC